TCAGGCGGCGGCCTTCATTTTCGTCAATTCGCCCTGCACTTCCTGCAACAGCTTCTCAATCGCCGCGCAGGACGCAGCCAGGTAAGCGGGGTCATGGGGGGCATATTCGTCGGTGGTGGAAAACCCACCGTGCCCCAGTTGAGCCCCTACATCCCATTTCGCCACCCCTGAGGCGCGGAGCCAGCGGGCAACGGTATGCCGGAGCGAGTACGGGTTTACGTCCCTCCCCAGCCCGGCATTTTTACGCATGTTTCGCCATGCGGTTTCCCACCTGCGGATGGGACGGTTTGCCCGCGTGATGTAGAGGCCCTCGCGATCATTGAACTGCCGGAGGTAGGCTTTCAGGCTCGGGGGCATCTTGACGATTGGCCGGTACTTCGGGGTCTGGACCCGCCCCGGCGGGTTGAGGTCGAGCAGGTCGGCGTCGAAATCCACCCCCTCCCAGACGAACTCATAGGCCGTCGAGGGCCGGCAGCCGGTCCCCATCATCAGCATGATGGCCTTGGACGTCTCCCTATTGGCTACGGCCAACAGGGAGGCGATTTGAGCGGGTTTCAGAGGGGCGCCCTTGGGCTTCTTCTTCTGCGCCTCGATAAGCTCGATAAAGGGGACCGAGGCCAGCTCACCGCGCTTCCAAGCCCGGTTCGTAGCCGCTTTGATAATCCCGAGGAGGTTGTTGATGTAGGTCCGGGCGAAGCCCTTCTTGAGCATCGCCTTGACAAACTCCTCGGTCTGCCCGGCGTGGCATGCCTCCTTGACCGTCTTCCCCTCGAAGAAGGTGGTGATGTTGGCCATCGAGGATTTGATGCGCCGCCCCGAGGCGAGGTTCTTGGCGTGCTGGTGGTAGTAGGCCAGCACGACCTCCTCCAACAGCACGTCCGAGGCGTCCCGCTCCTTCTTGAGGGTGTTTCCGATCCACCACTCGGTCAGGAGGTCCTTGGCTTCTTGAAGGTCCGTTGTGCCAAGGCTGAAACGGCTTGTTTGTCCAGTCCGCTTGTCGAACCGGCAGCGGTGCCAGGCGGGGGAGCCGGGCTTTTTTCCGACCCACCATTCCCCGAGTTGGAGTTCTCGCTTTGCGTAACGTCCCATGGCTGGGGCCTTCCCATGATGATGTCGGCGATCTGAAAGCCGAAGTAACGGATGCCCTTTCCGCCGGGCTCTTTCACCGGGTAGATTTTTCCAGCCATCCTCCAGCGTTTTGGCGTGGAGGGGTCCTTGTTGATGAATAGCGCGAGCTGCTCTTCCGTGTAGAGCATGTACGGCTCGATCTTGTATGCCTCACAGATGCCGTTGCGCATTTGCCAAAGCTCCTCGCGCAATACCATCTCATACCTCGCACGACTTGCCGAGCGAGAAGAGAATGCGTGACCACTCCGGGAGAATATAGGCACCCAGGACGAGAAGCAGGCCCCCTCCCCACCAGATGAGTCGTTTTGTCACAAGACCGACTGCGAAGCCGATGAACCCGACGAGGATGATCCAGATTCTTGCGGGCTCAAAAATCGCCCAGGCGACATCCTTCAGACCGCAGTAGAGATATGGCCTCAGTCCCAAACCAACGAATGCGTAGTTGATGAGAAAGGCCATTGTGACTAGTCCCAAGGCAGCGGCTCCGGGGGACACCTTTACCTTTTGCATGGCCGGACTATCCCTTTGCCCCTACCCCATTTCAACGGGCATTAGAGGGCAAGATCATATGGAATCCCGCCCCTTGTTCTTGAATACTTTCTCCCCTTTGGTTGGGCGCCAGGGGCTTTCCCATTTCACATCCCCGCCAAACAGCGTGCAGAGGAGCGTTTTGCGTCCTTCCTTTAATCCCCACACTTGGCAATCGGAAACGTCGTATGCGCGTACCATGGCTGCGTGCCAACTCCATTCATACCCCTCGGGTTTGGTTCGCCCTTCCATTTCCCGTTGAATTCGGTCGGCGGATTGAAAGCCCTTTCCTGCGCCATATGCGACGAAGAATTTCTCAAACACCGGAGGCCCGTTGAAGGCTTTCCTTTGGCGCAGTTTATCTGGAATGATGTTTACTGCGACGATCAGCGAAATCACAACAACCAAAACGACTGCGATTAAGGTGTAGACGTCCATTGAAACGGCTCCTCCCTTTTAAAAAGGACCCTCATATCCGCGAGGTAATAGATTTCCACTCTGCCTCTCGCGTCCGCGATTTCATGTGGTGTGTTTTTGAAAACGATCACGGGCTGAAGATGAAATCCGTTGAGGTATTGCTCCCACGTCCGCCATTCCCGCCAGCCCTGAAGATCCTGCAGGTACTTCTTCGCGATCACGAAAGGCATCGTGAACATGTGCAGCTCAGCGTCGGAATGGATCAGGTCGAGAAAGCTGGCCTTCGCGTGCTGCTGCACCGTAAGGTTCTCCCCTAACCGGGGCATCTCGTCTTCCCGCATCTCCATCATCAGCATGTGAGCTTCCGCAAAAGGAAGCGTCAGGACGATGGAATTCAGGCTGTTGGCTTGGTAGGCTTTCCGCTCAAAACCAGAGGTCCGCAATACTTTCGCAGCATAGTCATCGTACATGAGCATTTTCGGCTATTTCATTCGCCTGATCGAATGGGCGGCGCTGACCGCAACCCAACTGACCGTTGCCCTTGTGATCGGCGTGGCGAAAGCCCTGTTTAAGGGTGTGAGCCCCTCCCCGAAGCCTCAGTTGCCGGAAACTGTATCCGCACCTCCCAAAACCCCGCAAGGGGCATACGAGGGCAATCACACCACCAACGTGTATGTCCAAATGACCCAGCCAGCCGTCGAGTTGGCACCCCCATCCCGGATACCCCAAGAGGACGGGCAGCTTTACTACACGTGGGGCAAAGAGATTGCTGTCCACCCCCGGTCGGATGACTTATTGGAGCGTGTCGATTACATCGCCCAGGTCAAATTCCACGACACCGCCGAAAGTATGAGGCCGCTCAAGCCGGACACCTCCACGCCCGGTGTCGCCCTGCGCTTCGACCTCCCCCAACTCCAACCCGAGCTCACGGAGTTCGTGCCCGGGTCCAAACCTCTCGCCCTGCCCGACGACGACGCGCAAATCTACATCGCCGATGGCAAATCGTTTACTCGCGCGGGCGACATGTCGATGGTTTTGCCCAAGCGTGCCGAACCGCTGATCCCGATGCAGCTGCTGTATATCCCCATCCCTCCAGGTGATAACGAGCTGTGGGTGGCACGCACGTCAGACATTCTCCCACTTCGAGATCACCCCGAGGCTGCGCACCCAACCCGCGCCCTCTAATGCGCTCCGCGTGCGCCTGAATGCCCGTTAGCAATCGTTGCGGAAATATCATGAAGCGTTGCAAAGCCCATCAGGGACAGCGCGGTTAGACTTTTTTCAAAAGTCCACCCGTTCAGCACGCCTTCAGCGGTGTAGAATTGCATCAGATGCAATCCGGGTTTTACCGATTTGAACATTCATACTTGAGCCGCGCCGGCAACAAGGTCCGCGGCAAGAGCGGGCGTTTCCACCTGTCAGCAATTGCAAGCTACATATCGAACACCAACAAAGCCTGCGACGTGCTCGCCGTGAACCTCTCCGAAGAGAGGGGAGAGCTTTACTCGCAACTCAACAGGCACTCGGCGAGCGTGACGAGAGCGAATGGTCGGATCGCCGAAACATTCATCATCAGCTTCGATGCGCGCATGAGCGATGAGCACCAGCGCGAAGCCCTCAATAATTTCCTCATGGCCGTCACGTTCAATGGCCAGACCAGGGCGACCGCCTACCGGCACAACGACCACGAACACAATCCTCATGCCCACGTCATCCTGATCGACACCGACGAGAACGGCGAGCCGGTCGGTCACTTCGGCCGCTCCGGGTCTTTCAGACGCGAGCACAGCCCGGTTAAGGGCAATCCCACTGTCTGGCTGCGGAAGACCTGGCAGGATGAATGTAACGCGGTCCTAGAGGCCAATGGGTACGAATTCCGCATCGACATGCGGAGCAATTTAGAGCGCGGGATCGCCGAGGCGCAGAAAAAGCGCGGCCTCACCCAAGAAGGGCCGATCTCCGCCGATGGGGTACGTGAGCAAAAACATACTGACCATGTTGGTGAGGCCAACAAAAAGGGCGAAATCAAAGACTTGGAGCCCGCCCCCGAATGCCCTCCAATGCCCGTTGATGCGCCTGAGGCCGAAACCTACCCTGCCGACCTTCCCCGTGAGGACGATATGGCCGATATCGAAGACGAGCTTGAGCCTATCCAAACCCCGAAGCAAAGAGTCCAGGCTGCCCTTTACTTTCGGGCGGCGAAACTCGACCTCCTCCAGATCCGATCAACGCGGGATGTCTGCCGGCTTTCCTTCAGCTCTGCGCAAAAAGAGCTGGAGACTGCACAGAACGAATGGACCCAAGCCTACCACGCCAAGGCGAATGCGGAGAAACGTGTCTTCATGGCTGAAGAAAGGTCCGATGGAAAAGTTAGGGGCGCCCGGATCAAGATCGGCTCATTTGAGTGGAAGAGTGAGGCCCGCAAACAATCCGAGCAGGCTCAGGCCAATCTCTCCAGCGCGTTGAACGCGCGCGAGCACGCCTCGTATGTCGAGAAGTCCACGGCTGAACAGCTCGTCCGTTGGGATACCGCCCAGAAGCAGGCGAAAGAGAAACTCCATGCGGCCGAAGCGGTGTTGCAGGACCACCTCACCCGGTTCGGCCAGGACGCCACGCTTGAGACCGCTGAAGGGCTTCTCGAATACAATGTCAGGTACAACCTCGACAAGATCCGCGACCGGGACAAATCCACTGGCGAAGAGCGGGAGGATTTGGAATTGGTCCTCAAGGACCTTCTCGACACAGAGCAGATCACCGAGGCTGAATACAACGACGCCCTCGGGGTAATCGGAGGCGGGATTGAACTTGATGAAGACCAAACGCTTTAGAGATAACGCGGCGTGTTTGTTTTCGGATCGATCTCGTAAGGCAGTTTGCATTCAAGATTGAGCCTATCAGCTAGGATAACCGCCCGCCCCCTCGGCAATGCCTTCAGCTCGTTGACCTTCTTGAGTTGCCGCGCTGTTTCATGTTGGCCCTCGCTCTTTCCATGGTCCGCCAAACTTTCCGACTTCGACATCGCGGTGTAGTCGCCAAGCAGACCTGCCACCGTCGTGTACAAGCGGGTATCCTTAAGCCCGCCGGTCACGATCCAATCACAGCCATCAATAAGAGGCTGTGCCTTCTCAGCGCCGCCGTAGTTTGTAACCACCTGGCCGATTGACTGCCAGCACATGAAAACGTTGACACCAACCTTTCGGAGCTGGGTAACGGCATGCAGGATGGGCTTGCAGAAGCCAAGCGTGTCCGCCTCATCCACAAAGACCCTGAGACCCTTCGGAAGTGGCTTACGATGCGTCGCGTAGAAGCGCTTCACTGCATCGATGCACTGGCCGATGACGATACGATTGAAGGCACCGGAAACCCTCTCATCTCGAAGCCCACCGATTACGAATACGGCGACAGGTTTGGGGTTGTTGAAGACATCCTCCCAGCACCACGGATGGCTATTTGGCTTCATAATCTCCTTGATGGCAGGGTCATTGTAAACCCGAAGCTTACGCCCAATGGTGGAGTTGAAACTACCTTTCTCACGCTCCTTGACCCGCATGAAGACATTGATGCCTGCCTTTGCGGTATCCGACCCATTGGCCTGGATCAAGCCCAGTACCTTATCCCGCTCTTCCTCAGGAGCGGTCGCAAGCAAGCGCAACGGCTCGGCGAGCGTTGCTTGCGACCCCTTTTGTTGAAACTCCCAGTCGATCAGCGCAGCGACGACACCGTGGGCCGCGTCGATGAAGTGAGTGGAGCTGGCGTGCTCCTCCATATCGGGGACGAGCAGGCTTGCGATGGCCTCTACATCTGAGCCCTGACTAAATTGCGTCGAGTTCTTCAGCGGCGAAAGTGGGTTGTAATTGGTATTGCTCGCAGGGTTATCCAGATCAAGGACGAGCAGATCGTACCCGGCAGTCTTAAGCTTATCTCCGAACTTGCCCAGATGCTCGCCCGCCGGATCACCGATCAGAATGTCGGGCTTTCTTTCGAGGTCGCAGAAGTAGTTTAGGTTGGCGGCAAACGTCTGACTTTTCCCCTCGCCACGTTTTCCGAAGAAATGGACGCACGACTCCGAGAGGCTGAAAACACGCTGCTTGTCTTGGAAACCGATAAGGAATCCGCCCGGGGTCAAATGACCATCCCGCTTCAATTCCTTGAGCGTGGCGAAGCCGGCATTGCCGTGAGTAGGGGCTGCCTTTTGTTGCCCTCTAATCCATCGCACTGCCCGTGGCGCAAATTCCGTGATCAGCCACTTTAGGAAAAGCACGAGCGAGCCGATTGCATAGAGGCTCCACTCGATAGGTAGCAATAATCCTCGCAGCATGAATCTCGCTCGTGTTACCCTTTAATCCTTCAGGCAAATCTTAAAACGTTTCACCCTGGCAGAGCTTCTCTGCCTGGAAGCGTCTGCCTGACTCATGGAGTGCCGAGATGAAGGCCTCAGATCTCTACAAGTCAGTCACAGAGAAAATCATAGCAGAGCTTAAAGAAGGAGTCGCGCCGTGGGCAAAGCCGTGGAAAGACGGGACCCGAGGCCTTCAAACCATGCCCGCGAACGCTACTTCCGGGCGCCCCTACAGTGGAATCAACGTCCTCATCCTCTACATGGAGGCCAAGGAAAAGGGGTATCCGACCCACGGCTGGGCAACCTTCCAACAGGCAAACCAGATCGGCGCCAGCGTCCGTAAGGGCGAGAAGGCCACTCAGGTCATCTTCGTCAAGCGGTCCACCAAGACCGACGAGACGACCGGCGAGGAGAAGAAGTCCTCGGTCATGCGGGCCTACCCCGTCTTCAACCTGGCCCAACTCGACAACGTGCCTCCGCAATACCTGGATGCACCTCCTCCGGTCGATGAAGACGTTGCCCACGACAACGCCTTCCAGCTCTGCAAGGACATCGGCGCCAATATCCAGCACGGCGGCAATCGCGCGGCTTACTACCCGCAGCGCGATGAGATCGTTTTGCCGCCGTTCGGAGCCTTCAAGAGCGAGGCTGACTATTGGGGGACCTGCTTCCACGAGGTCACCCACTGGACCGGAGCGAAGAAGCGGCTTGACCGACAATTCGGCAAGCGGTTCGGCGACAAAGCCTACTCGTTCGAGGAACTGGTGGCCGAGCTTGGAGCAGCGTTTATCTGCGCCAGGCTAGATATCCCGGCAACCTTCCGCTCAGCGGCCTATATCGACCACTGGCTGAAGATCCTCGGTGAAGATAGCCGGGCCATCTTCACCGCGGCGAGCTACGCCGGCCACGCTGCCGACTATACCTTTGAGCAGCAGCACGCCGTCCAGGAACACACCCCCGACGTGGAGCGGCAGCAGCCCCTCACACCGCGCGCGGAATCCGCGAAGGAAATGGACGACGAAATTGCCTTTTAGGCAAACGAGGCCCTCACCGGGCGACTTGCCGGACTTCGGCGCCCTCCCTACGGGGAGGGCTTTTTACATCCAGCGGAAGACGAATAAGTATAGCATAAAGGCTGCGCCTACCGTGATGGCGCCGACTCGGACGGTGGTTTTATAGGGCGGAGGAGCCCACACCTCTGTCGCGAAAGCAAAGGCCAAGGCAAGACCGCCCCCCACTGCAATGAATCCGACTAGCCAGGCTAGGATTGTGGTGAAGGTGTCGAGAAACATCACCCCGAAGGCGAGGACTGAAGCCGTTATTAGGAAGACCTTCAGCGACATACGGCCTCCATCGCAATATCCAGCTCAAAAACCTGCTTGATCGTTTCTTCTGTGTCTGCCGGGGATACCGAAGGGGCGTACCGGTTATAAGTCACGCAGCCGGCCTCGGTCCTTGAGGAAACGCATCCGGTCATCAGGAGACCAGCCACGAGACTGAGCAACGGCTTCGTCAGCATCGAGAACTTTCTCCACGGTCTTCTCGGCTCGTGCGCCGTCCTGCAGCTTCACCGCTACGACCGCCGTCCCCAATGGCTTCAGATACGGCTTTACCGCCTCCAACAAAGCTTTGAGGAAAGCCAGTACCGCAGCCCATGAAGGCATTAGGCCTGTTTCTGTTCAGCCATCGAGCGAGCGATGAGGACCAGTACGCCAAGGATGGCATTCACTGTCCCGGCGTGATCGCCAACAAGGGACGCGAAATCCGGGCTCATTTGGAGGACGCCGAAGATGCTCACGAGCAATCCGGCGATATAAGTCTTCTTACCTTTCAACAACGCCTTACCCTTTCATTGGGTAAAGCGTGAGCCGGGCCGAGATTCTTGTCAAAGAAAAAAGGCCGCCCCCATGAAGCAGCCTTTGCTCCCGCCGGGTAGGAGCTGAACAACCAACAGGACCGGCAACCGGAATCTAACTCACTTGCTTTTGTCCGTCCACAAAGTCTCTTGCTCGCGGTTGTCAAGGTGCACGTGCCGATCGCAGACCTCGATGCCGTTGATGCCCGCCTGCATCGCTGCTTGGACGATCTTATAGCGCTTCTCTGAATTGGTGCAGGCGATGTCGACGGCCTCACCGGTAAGATGTTTGCTGAACTTGGCGCCTTTGATCTTCGCATTATGCGAAGAGGTCCTGAAGCCCGCGTTCACCTTCCATGGGAAACCGGCGAATAAGCGAGCCTGGTCGAGCTTCTTGAGGAAGTCCGAGTTCATCTTCACACCGCTGCCCGGCTCATCCGGACTGTCGAACTCCTTCGACTTGAAGTGGCGGATGGTCCATTTCAACGCAGCTTATCCAGCTTGGCTTTGATATCTGCGACGTTCGACTTTACGACCGCCACGTCAGCCTTCATGTCCGCCAGAGATGATGTTGCCGCCTTTAGATCCCGGATGTCGTCGTTCTGCCGATCGTTCATGGCATCGTTGGAAGCGGTATAGCTGGCTGCCCACCAGATGAAGGCGATGATTTGCAACGCCATCATGGACATCATCCCTACAGGAACTTTCTTGTCGAGGTGCCACGATTCCCGACGCATCAGTCCAGCTGCTTAATGCTGTAGTTTGACGACCCCACATTGGTACTGATGAGGACGCCGTTCAAGAAACCAATCTGAGGATTCAAAAGGGCTTCCAGGTAGTCGGTTGTCCCGTTCAATACCACTTTCGCCGTGCATTCGATGCTGAAAAGGGCTTGGAAGCTTATCAGTACCGAGCGTTGGCACACTTGCGTGCTGCCGTTCTTTCTCAGAACCAGATATACCTGAGCACCTGTAGCAGCCACGGAAAAGGGGTTGATACTCAAGCCGAATGTTACTTCGTAGGTTTTCGATACGCCATTCGTCGGTTGAAAGCGGCTTGTGGTTAGGCTGATGTAGTTTCCAAACGCAGCCGAGCTGGAGATGGTCGGCGCAACCGTGGTGCTGATAATTTTTAAGCCAGTGCCGGAGATCGTTTGGGAGGTTAGGGTTGTTTCCAGGAAGTTTGCAGTCGTGGCCGCTCCGCTTCCGCAGCCTGGTCCTGTACACGAACCGAGATAAGCGAAGGATGCAGAGATATTGCGGGCATTCAGGGCAGTGGCGCTCAGTACTTTGCTCGCGCTCACAACGTCTGCTGTCAGCACCATGCGGCTCTGAGGAGACGCGCTGTTAGACGTGACCGCGATGGCGCCAATGCTGGCAAAACTGACTTCGCTGCCGGTGCTATCTAAGCCATTCAAATAAATGGTACTGAGGTCCTGGTTTGCCGTGAGCGTATTGTCATTGTTGGTCAAGTACAGGTTCGGGTAACCAGGTTCACCCAAGGCGCCTGTAAGGGCTAAGCCGCCCTCATAGAAATAGGCGGTAGTTGTCCCCTGGATATTGACCTGAATCTGGTCATTGACACTGTTTGCTACAACACTTTCGGTACCGGAAACGATCCGATCGCCTTCGGCGCTACTGCTTCCGCCGTCTCCTCCCAACAGGCCTTGGAATAGATTGCCGCCGGCGTGAGCGTTGCCGACGATCGAACATAGTAGCGTCAGAAGGAGGACGAGGTTCTTCATTTCGGCTGGGCCACCCGTAAATCTGTGGGGACCGCGGCATAGTTGGTGCTGACCTTCATGGTACCGGCACCAGTGCCACTCACCTCAACTACCGTTTCCTTGCTTGGATCGGTTTTGAAGATGATGGGTGTGCTGCTCACCTGCGAAGAGCGCACGATGTCGTTGTTGGTATCGATGACCAGAGCATTAGCCTCAAACAAAGTGAGGAGCGTCAACGCCGTGGTCGCCAGAAGTGGTTTTAAGCCTTTCACATACCGAGCTTTCGTTGGTTGATTAAAACGCACACCAGTTTCGTGCGTCAAACTTTTTCATTGGCCAGCCATCGCGCGTAGACTCGTCTCGACCCGGCCCTGGCCCATCTTCTTGCCGGCCATCTTGGCCAGAGAAGCCCCAACCAAGGTCGCGCCTCCCGTCGAGATCCCGGTAGAGCCAGCCACAAGCAGGTTCAGCATCGGTCCCATGATCCCGTTGTTCTTGATGTCGGTGATGTCCACCCCGGCCTTGCCAACCAGGTTGAGAAGCCCCTCGCCTTGTGATGGGAAAGCCGCAGCCCGCAGCAGCTTGATCTGTTCCGGAGTGAAGCCGCGCAGTTTCTTCTCGGCGCCGGGCCGGAACCATGAGCGCAGCGAGGTACGGACCTTGTTGATGTCGCCATCCGCGAATTCCACGACTTTACGGAAATCGTCGAAGCGTTTGAATTTGCTGTAGTCGCCGAGGTATTTGTAGAGTGTCTGCACGTTTTCGGTTGAGCCCATCGTCAGGTCCTTGTCGCTGAGGCCTTCAACCCAATCATCGAACTTCGCCAACAAGGAGGTCGCCTTGGCAGCATCCGCCTTCCCGTCCGGCTTCGCATAATTCCGGGAGATGAACTGGCCGATGGTTTGACGGACCTGATGGATCTTATCGAGCGTGATGGGTTTGTTTTTGTAGCTCTTGAGGTCCTCGAGAACTGCGATCGTGTCGCCGTAGAGCTTCTGGGCCGCGCTCCCAGCCAAGTCGCCCTCACCCTCCAGTTCCGTGACGATCTTATCGATGCCGGCGTTAGTCGCCTTCTTCGAAACTGTCGTCCCGGTCTTATTAGCGGCCTTGAGCGTGGCGTCGGCCTGATTGGCAAGCGCCTGTCCGACCTGCTGCCATTCCTCTGCGGTCTTGGTACCGAAGCCCTTCCGGATCGCCTTGACGCCTTCGGAGACCTCGCTGGCGACCTTGGTACCGCCGCGCACCGCGCCGCCGGTCGCGCCGCCAACGGCGATGTTCTGAAGCTTGCTGTCACCGCTGCCCGTCGGCGCGTTGGCGCCCTCGACCCCGCCCAGCGCGGCTGCGCCGGCAATGGTCGTCTTAATAGCTTGTGGAGCCCGCGCCACGGGGGTGGTTACGATGGCACCAGCCACGTTCCCGGCTAGGGCGGAGAGCTTGCCAGCGGTGCCGAGCCTATCGACCCGTGCGCGGCTCTCGTCTACCGCTTCCGTGGCCCGCCTCTCGACCCCTTCAGCTGCCTGCCGCAGTTTGCCTGTTGAATAGGAGCCGTCCGGGTTCAGGGTATCGCCCGGAGATGGACCACCGATGCCGAAGATGTCCGGTGGGGATGTGAGCTGCGCCAGCGTCTGGATCACGCCAAGCCCGGCCTGCCCGACACCTTCAACCAACCCCTTGGCAGAACGCGCCGCGGTGGAGCCCTCCGGTTTCTCTTCGGCCTTGGGGGCTTCCGCCTTTGGGGCCTCCGGTTTGAACGCCCGAATCTCTTCCAGCGTGACACCCTCAGACGCGATATAGGCGTCGATATCCTCTTCGGGGGCTCCCACCCCGACCATCTTCGCTACGTTGCGTTTGATTCGGGCCAGGTCATTCGAGGCCATACTTGGCTTTCAGCTCTTGACCGCGTTGTGCCTCATCGATTGCTGGGCCTCCAGGGCCTGCGACCACCTTCACACCATCAAGGGCACGCTGACGAGCCTCAGATTTGAGCTTGACGGTTTCAGGCTTGTCTCCTGGCATTGGGAAGTACATCGGACCGTACAACTGGAACTCCTCTCTCGTGATAGCCGCACCGGTATCGCCGCGAAGGATGCCGGCGAGAAATTCCTTTTGGGCCTGGAAGTACTTTTGCGCGTCGGCCGACAAGGAGGCGTTGGCTGCCGCCCCTGCTCCCGGCACCAAGCTCAGAATCCCGCCCTCGCCCTCGGCGATGTTCTTGAGGCCGGCGCTCCAAAGGCTGGTCGGATTGAATTCCTTACTCCCTTCTAGCCCGCTGAGGGTCTGCATCGCACCCTGCATGCGGAGACCGAAGTTGGTATTCTTGCTCTGCGCTTCGGTCATCTTGACCGGCTTAGCGCCAGGCGCCGCTCCTGAAGCCGGGCTTGGGGCAGACGAAGGCGCCGCCGCTGGAGCGGGGCTCCGGATCGCGTTGGCCCGTGCCTGCTCGGTCTCCAGATCGGCAGTGAGGTTGTCGTTCTTGAGCTGCGCGTTGGCTTGTTCAAGCCGCTGAACGGATCGAGCAGCATAAGCCTCCGGCGCGTAGGCCTTCAGCATCGCGTCTACTGGAACAGGATTCGGGTCCATGACCAACGAACCGTCCTGCCCTTTACCGTAAGCCTGGATAACGTCAACGCCGCTGATGTTGACGACCTTGGCGCCGTCGATCGGCACGCCGATACGGCTTTGCAGGAGCTTCGCGCTGCCCGGATTCGCCGCCAGCCAGTTCGGGACGCCGCTTTCATCGCCGAGCTGGGCCTGTTCGAGAGCTTGAGCGAGCTGGGCACCGCTCTGGGTCGCCTCGACGTGGGCCATGGCTGCCTCTTCAATGGCTCCCTGACGCTGTTTCAGCTTCATCTCGTAGTCCAGCAGCTCGCGCATTTGCTGATTGTTGATGTCCCGCTGAACCTGTGCTTTGCCCTTCTTGGTCAGCGCGACCCCGCCAGTAATCCCCTTGAGGAGAGCTGATACCGGGTCGCTGGCTTGGAAGCCGTTCGCGATCTCCGCCAAAGAGGAGGCGGCGACATCATCGCTGGTTTGCTGGGAGTTCAGTGTCTGAAGGTTCTGCATCGGGTTGCCGCCCTTTGCGAGCTTCAGGATATCCATTGTGCTGTATTCGCCGGTTGCCATTCGTCACCTCATACCCATAGCAGAGAACCCCGCACCAGCGGATGCGCCGGCCATCGGGCCGCCCAAGGCATAAGCGCCGAGAGTCGCAAGTGCGGCTAGGTTGTTGAATTTATTTCCTGCGTTCTGCGCGTTGATGGCGTTTGCATTCTGCTGGGCGCCATAGATCGCAAGGCTACGATTCTGCTGAAGACTGGCATCGCTCAACTGGAACTGCTGAGAGCGACCGAGGGACTGCGTAAGCTGACCAAGCTGGGTATCCATCCGGCCTGTCGCAAGTGAGTACAGGTTCGAGGCGTTGCCCAGCTCGTTTTCCCGAACGCCCTGCTCAATAGAAGAAAGGTCTCGGTTTATCTGCCCGCGGCTATCAGTGTAATCCTGACCGCGTTGAGCGCGGGCTACATTCCCCGCGGTGCTGTCCGCCTGTCCGTATCGGGCTAAGGTGCGTTCTTCTTGGCCCGTTCGATCGGCCATAGCCGCATCTAGACCCTTTACCTGCGTCGTCTCGTAATCAGCCAGGTACTGATCTAGCCAGGGAATCTGGGACCGGTCGTAGTTGGTCGAGAGCTTCTCGATCCAGCCAAGGCTTTCATCGGCGATGGATTTAAGCTTGTCCTCGTAGGCCTGCTGTTCCGGCGTTAGAGGCAGCCGGGTCGTCACCAGCGTCTTGGTGCCGTCCGGGTTTGTGACATAGGTGGATTGAGTCCCACCGATTTCATCGCGTGTGTCGACATATTGTGGCGGCGGCGGATCAGCCGGTGCAGAAGCTTTGGGCGAACTAAAGAGACTCACGCATGCCGAACTTTCCTTCGTACTCTGCCTTGGGCAGAAGCACGTCCCCATCATCATAGGTGAGGTTGAATCCAAGTGACAACAGGCTTGCGAGGGTCTTCGGGTTTGAGAGACCCATGCGCAGCCTCGTCACCCCAAAGTCTTTGAAGGGCATCTCGAACATCTCGCGGATATGGCCTCGCGTCACAAGCCGCCCTTGCCACTCGGGGGCGATTGCGACGCTCAGGCTGCACTCATCCTCACGGAAGTCATGATAGGCGATCCACATGATGACCTCGCCGTCGGTGTTCTGGATGATGTAACTTCTGGCCGACATCAGCTTGCGCGCTGAGCTGAGCTGATCTTGAGGATGCACCAGCCCGCATTTGCTCAGCAGCCGATGGATTCGAAGTTGAGATGCGTGGCGAGGGTGAAGATCATTTGCCGATCGCGAAGTAAACGAATCCGGTGTCGTTACCGGCGTTTGTAGTGTTCCCTACCCTGACCGTGATCGCGGATGTGCTGCAGGAGGTCGCGAGGGACTGAGAGCCATTAATACTGCCGTCATCAGCGACGTTCGCGAATGAGTAGAAGCAAGAGTTTGGGAATGCTTTGGAGAAGTTGGCTGAACCCGTACCGTTATTCGTTGCGGTCATCGTCCCAGATCCCCACTGCAGGATATAACCACCAGCGAATTCGCAGCGGCCTGTCGTGGTACCCGTGCAGTTGGCCAACGACAGGGCTGTTGCAAACAACTTGTTGTCCGTCCCAGAAATGATTGTTGAGGCAGACGCAGCACCGAACGCGGAGCCACCAAGCGTGATCGATCCCGCCTGCAGCGTGGTAACGCTGGCGTTCGTCGTCGAGACCAAAGAGGTTGAGATCCCGGCATTGGCGACAAGGAGCCCAGCCGACGCAATGTAATTCGAAGTTACACCAGCCGTCGTGAACGAGATCGTCGTGGCGCTGTTTGTGTAGACGCCGGTTGAGCCGCTCGCGATGCTGGTCTGACTTAGGTTTAGCGAGGCCCATGTGGCAGATGTGCCATTATTGGTGAGGTACTTGTCTGCATTGCCCGATACTGACGGCGGTGTCCGGACATCCAGCTCATTCAGCGCCTGGTAGGCCTTGTTGAAATCGCCATCGACCTTCGCCGAGGAGATAGCGGTATGGTTCGCACTATCCGTTTGATATTTCGTGGTGTTGACGGAGTGATTTGAGGGCGTGTAGGCCCCCGCAGGGCGCTCATATGTGGCGGCGAAGGCCAATGACTTGAGCGGTACGAGAAATGCAACGAGAGTGCAGGTCAACTTCCAGTTTTTCACATACTTACCTCCCTATTGGTCGAACGGCGAGAACAGCGAGAGGTCCCGTCGTGGTTTCATGTCTGAGTCTAAATGAAAATGCCTCGGCCAGGAATTTATCTTCTTCAAACGGATTCACGGGGGAGCCGTCGAAGTATGCCTCATCCCACATCGATTCATCCCACTTCGCGCCGTCGCTCGTGACGTTGAACTGCGTTGTCACTGCGATGATGGAGTTGTAGTCGATGAAACGATCGACATAGAACTGCGCGAAAGCGGCATCCTCAAGAATGACCTGCCAGCCGACGTTGCTCCATCTGCCGTTTGTCCCCGTGATCCATGGAGACCACCAGACACAAGCAATCGCTTCATCAGCGTCGGCATAGACCGTGCCAACCTCGCTATCGGCACCGTTGCCGTAGGCGTAGAGCTGGTCCCCGCGGGAGATAAGCAACCGTCCGTCTGACGTCGCACAGAACCCCGTCGCGTCGGCGAAATATCCTGTAAAGAGCACCCAGCCCTTGCTCTCCTCGCTCAGGACGTAAATCAGCAGTCCATCGTCATCGAGCTTGAAGCCATACAGCCCGTCCACTTCGGAATAAAAGGACCGGGCTTTCTTGTAGGCGGCATCTTCGGACAAGAGGACCTTTATCTTCGCCTGGACGGTCGGATCGATGTCCGAACCAAGATCGTGGTTGACCTCCAGCCCCTCCGTCTCAAAAACGCGACGAAGGGAGCGCGCACCGTAAGGGGTCATGAAAAGCGTGTCGGACGGGAACGGCTGTATGAGCTTGCCATGCACCGTACCGACCGGGATGGTTTTGAGCCAGACGAAGCCGCCGGCAGTAAATGGATCGAGCCCCGTGTAGACGATGAGGTGCCGACGAGCGTGGAAGCAGATGTTCTGGTCGATGCTGGAGATACCAACCAGCTCATCAAACTTCTTCACCTTGTTGGCGAGGTTGATATAGCGGATCTCCTGGTTGGCGCCCGTTCCCTCATAGAAGAACCATGAGTTCTCGTTGTTGGTGGCGTCCTGATGGTAGACCTTCATCCCGTCGGCACCGCGGAACTGCTTGGCCTTCAACTGGCCGCCTGACAGGCCCCACAGCATATCCAGCTCGGCGAACATGAAGCTGAAGGGTGGCGGCTGGTCGAAGTACTCGACGGTTTCCACGGTCTCGCTTGGGGTGGGAAACGGTGTGCCGACGACGTTGATGGTCAGGACATTGGTGCCGGAATCGTAGGAGGTCGAGGCGACAACCGCGGCGACCACGCCCTCGGTCTCGAAGGTGACCCGGATCTCCCGGCCATTCGGATAGTCTCCAGCTGCCCGGCCCGTACCCGGCTTCAGGGTGATCTGGCTGGTGCTGTTCTGCGTATAGTCCTCGGCCAGGTTGTCGCTGACGAACTCCCCGAGATCGGTGCAATCCACGCCGTCCCAGCTGAAGTTATTGTCCAAGCCATTGAAAAAGATGAGCTTGCTGTTGAAAGGCAGGCATCCAACCGACCCCAACACGTTCAGCCCCGTCTTAATGTTGGTGTAGTTCCCTGTGCCCTGGTCGAACGTTCTAAGCGAACCATCCTCGCAATACACGATTGACTGCACGGTGCCATCGCTCTTGATGAACTCGAAGGTATCGAGGATGGCGCTGCCGGCGGCATCCCCGATCGGTCCCATGCCGAACCGCTTCGCCCCGCTCCCGGCCTTGTTCACGTTCGGGATGATGTTCTCGATAAGACGGGAGTACTTGTCCTTGACCAACAGCGTCGGCGAAACGGCGGTATTGAGCAGCTGACGAGGGAAGAGCGTCAGGAGCCGCCCGTCGTAAAGGCCCTGCCGCACGCTCAACCCAGATAGCTTTCAACGTGTTTTACCGCTTGGGGGTACTTGGCGTCGTAATGGGCGAAGATACGGTCCCACAGCTCCTTGCAGGCCTTGTCGTTGTAGGCAAGTTCGGCGCCGACGATCTTGTCGCGCTCGTCATATGCCATGAGCTTAAGGGATTCCCAGACATAGACGCTATGGAACACGCTGGGCAGGAAGAAATCAGCCTCCTCGCTGGATTCGTCCACCTCTTCCGGCAGTGGCGTGAAGCTCACCTGAGCATTGGTATCGTTCTTCGGGTGCAGGCGAAGGCCGGTCTTTCCTGATTGATAGTATTCGTCCGGTGCGCCTTCGTCATCGAGGCCGGGGTCCTTTTCCTGCACCGCACTTATATCGGTTGGCGTCAATTCGTTGTAGTCGTTATCCGCATCCCGGACGCCGAGGATATGCAGCGGCTCAGGGCTTAGGACACCCACGCCAGCGGTGATGGCAACGGTCTGGAACTCCTGAGCTGCTACCGGGCAGAAGGACGTGACCTTCTCGTAGACATCCTTCACGGCCATGTTGAGGTAGCTGTAGACCTTCGTATTGTCCGTCGAGCTGGTCGCCCCGATCAGCGCCAGACTCTTGATGCGTTCGACGATGGCAGCAGGCGTCACGTTCCTTCTTTCAATTAGTTAGGGGCCTATAGCCGCCCCTTTGGCTTAGGGCTTGTAGACAACAATGCCCTTGATCACGTCGCCAGCAGCCAAGGTGCCGCTCGTCGCAACCGAACCACTCACGGTCAGTACACCGTTCGTCACGCTCACGATCGCCGGTTTGAGGGCGCCCAGAGAGCTGTAGACATTGATGTGCGTACCGCGGATGTTCGAGCGACCACGCGGCGCCGGCAGATCCATGGTCACGCCGTTGGTGGGGCTGACCACGGTTGCTTCGACGTAACCGATCTCAGGAGACTCGCCGACCGGCTTCACTGCCACGCGGGAGTTTACGGTAAGGCCCGAATCCGCCGCCTGGACGGCGCCGATGAAGGCGCCGACCAGAGCAACGGTGGCGAGCAAGGATTTGATGTTCATGTCCTTGCCCTCCCCTTAGGTGTTGTAGCCGACAACGGTGAGGAAGATAGTCTCACCTGTCGCCAAGCCGGAGTCCACGACAGTCACGGTGCTGCCGGAGAAAGTGACCGCGCCCTGTGGGACACGGATCACGTTCGTAGCACTGCGGATCAGCGCCTTCGTCACCTCTTTGATGGTGCCGATGTCGCTGACGCTCACAGCCGCTTGGTTGGCGGTGTTGTCGTCGGCGGTTGTGGTGTAGGCCACTTCCTTGACCAGCGCATCGCGGTCAACAGTGCCGTTTTGATAAGCCACTACAGATTTCATGACTTAGCCCTCCTTATTTCTTGCCCGAGCAGAAGATGTGGACCACGCCCACGTCCTCAGCCGTGCCGCTGATGCTATCGACCAGCTTTTTGTAGCCAGGCACCATGGTGACGGCCATTTCAGCGTTGCCGCCGTGGTCGCCAACCTCAGTGGTGATCGCCATGCGCACGGAACCGTCGGTATCGACGGTCGTGTACATCGCGTTCAGTGAGGCATCGTCATTCAGCTTCACCGCGCCGTATGCCAAGCACGCGGCGTTGGCACCGAGCAGGAGGCAGTGAGACACGTCGATGCTGTTCGCACCGGCCGCAGCCTCGTACATCGGGTTCGGGTTAGCCGTGGTAGGCTTGTAGAACGTCGGGACCACGTAGATGAGCATGTCATTATACTCACCGATGAAGGTGCCGCCGTTGATCACGTTGAAGACCGGCTTGTCCTTGTAGTTGACCAGGTTCTTGAAGTCCGGGTCACGTTTGATGTCGCGGCCAGCAATCGGGGTCAGAAGAACAACCCACTTGCGGACAAAGGCATCCTTGGTGACCTGGAACGAGGCTGGCGTCATGAAGGTCTTGCTGGAAGACTCGTTCTCGGCCTTGAACTTGGCCTCATCGAGCATCGCAAGAGACATCTTGTCGTCGGTCACATCCACGTTCGCGAGAGCGGTGGCATGGGTGGCGTTCCAGTTGTCGTCAGACGCACCGTAAAGATACCGGTTCCGTGTACGGCCAGAGCTTTCATCGGTCAGAGCGGCGAGCAGCTTATAGGCCACGCGAGACGCTGCAGCACGTTGCAGACGGCGTTTTGCGGTATCAGGCAGGTTAACACCGGTCCGCAGGGCGGATTCGGTGATATTGTTGACCTGGACAGCAACACGGTCGCGGGCGACGGATACGTTGTCGACCACGAAGGACAAGCCTTCGCCAGTACCCGACAAGCGTTCATCGCCGGTTTTCCAGCCGTCCATCCCGATTTCGTCGGTGAAGGCAACTTGAGAGCTTGAGCCCTCGCCGATGTTGAACTTCTCCGTGATGATGATGGAGTTGCTGCCGTTGGGCCGCATGATAGGCATCAACGGGTTATTGATGAGGCTCCCTTCCAAGATCTCGTTGGCGAATTTGGTTTTCGACAACGCGTGGTTAGAAGCAATGGTAGGATTTGGCATCCTCTTAGCTTTCTATTGGTTTTAGCCCAGCACAGTCGCTGTTGCGCTGCCGGCACCGTTCCCTGTTCGGGCAGCAACCGGGGCGCTTCCATTGAGCTGCACTCGTTGTTTGCGCGGCTGACTTGGGGGCTTCTCCTCCTTGCCTTCCTTGAGAGCCAGGTTCTCGGCTTCAAGTTCCGCGATGCGGCTTTGAGCATCATCCAGGGCGGTCATGACGTTGCCTTTGGCTTTCACCAAGGGCTTCATCTTGCCTTCCTGCTCGGTCGAAACCGAGATGATGTGCTCCACCAACTCATTCTCCGGCAGGCTCATGAAGCGCTCGCGCTCTTCAGCGCTGACGTTCAGCAAGGTGCCGTAGGTGTTGATGATGTCGTCGGCGTTCCGGCCGTTCGCCTTCAGGACCGAGGAAACGGCCTTGAGGTTGCGTTCGGCGAGATTGCATCGCTGGTTGAAGGCACCGGAGTCATCAATGGCCGGAGCGTCGAGAATACCGTCGAGGCGTGGCCGGTCGATCCCTAGTGATTGAGCTAGCTCATCGCGGTTTACGGCGCCCTCTTTCTTCTCCAACTCCTTGATAACTTTGTTGAGGATGTTGCGCGTTCCGCGTTCCGATCCCACACGACCGTTCATCTGCTGTACCTGCGTTTGCAGTTCGGCAATCTTCTGGTCGCGCGGATCTGCAGCTTCTTCTTTCGCCTCTTCCTCGCCCTCACCTGTTGCTTCGGTCTCTTCCGTGGTCTCCTCAGCGGTCGCCTCTTCCACCTCTTCGGTGGTCTCGGCGTCGGCTTCGGTCTCTTCGAGAAGTTCTTCCTCGGCGTTCAGGTTTTCATTGTCAGTCGTCATGCTGCTAGTCCCTGTGTCGGTTGTAGGGTGGGACCGCCCCCACCAGGCATTCCCGTCGGCGCCATCGGCGCGGTCGGCAATCCTTTAGCAGCATTCTCATTGGCGGCGTTCTGAGCGGCCATTTGCTGCGGCAAACCTTTGTTGACTTCGTCCATGAGCTTGGCGGACTGAGGCACACCAAGCAGTTCGAGCAGACCGGGGGTAAGCCCCTGCAGGCCTCCAGCCGTCTGCATCGCCTTAAGCACCAGCTCGCGGGCGTACTCCTGCTGAGTGGCGACGTCCGGTACCTCTTCGACGTAGACGTCATAGACGCCGGTACGGATATCGAGGGTAACGATGGGGTTGCCGTTCTTGTCCTTGGCCGGCTTGCCGTTGGAATCGAGCTGGGGCTGGTTCAGAACCAGCGTTTTGACCTCGTTCTTGTCGTCGGTGACCCAGAGGGCGGTCTGGTCGGTGAAAACGGTCTGGATGAGGTAGAGCAGCTTCTCAGCCCAGCGCTTCTTCATCGCCAAGGCGTTGTCGATAATCATCGCCATGTTGCGGTTGGAGCCGAGTTGCCGCTTCTGGATCGCCACCCCGCTGCTGGCGTTCGTTTCTACCCCCATGCTTTCATCGAAGATGCCGAGCGCGACCTGAATATCCCGGTCATCGCTTTCGAGAATTGCGGCATGCTGAGAGATCGCCGTTTCGTGGCGGTTGATGGACAGTTCCTTGTTGCTCTTCTTCAGCAGGACGCCATCGGGGCGGGCCGCTTCCTTGCGAACCTTATCCGCGTCCGCGGCGTCCCCTTCCATGATGACCTGATGGGTGGCCATCAGCCACGTCATGCGGGTCTTTGTCTTGTTGTACCGGCGTTGGGGGTCCTTGGCATTGCGGACCAGGCCGAACGGGATGCCGGTGTTGTTCTCGCGGAAGCAGACGACCGGGGTGAGCAGGAACAGGCCCTTGGCCGGATTGAGCTGGTAGCCATCTTCGAGGGTGCCGAGCAGGACTTCTCCGGTGAAATAGACGATGACGACCTTGAAGCCGTGCTTGACGGCTACGTCCTTCTGTCGGGTACCGGGGCGCTTGCGCGCGTTGGCATAGGCTTCAGCTTTGTCGAAGAAGTTGACGAGACGGTCAGACGTATCGATGACCTCGTAGTACTTGCAAGGCTCCCGCATGAACCATTCGACGACCATGATCTCCTGCGAGCTGTCGTCGTAGTAGCCATTGCAGAGGGCGGAACGCTCATAGGCTGGACCAGCGAAAGGCTTCAAAAAGGTCCAGTTCGAGGCGGCATCGATCTCGGCCTTGCGATCGGGGAACTTGAGCTTCGCCTCCTCCTTGGTCATCCATTCGACCTTGCCGGCATAGCGCTGGTTGCTCATGCCGGGCGTCATGTCAGACAGATCAGGGATCACGGTAAGCGGATTGGCACGGGCTTCGAGGATCACGCCGTCCTGGACATCGAACTCATGCCAGCCGAGGCCGCAGACGCGGGCGTCGTGACCGACCTGACTGAGGATGTGGGTGGACTGGTTCTTGTCCTCGACAAACATGGCGAGGTCGGTAAGGGCCTCAGCCGTGGCCTTCTGACCATCATCGAAACTGCGGGCACGGAAGGCGACCTTGGTACGGGTCTGCACTTCCATGCCCGAGACGTTGTTGAGACGGGACTGGATGCGGTTGAAGGTCAGGGGGTTGATGCCGAGCTTCTTGACGGCCTCAACCTCTTCGTCCGACCACTGCTCCCCTTCGTAGAAGCGATAGTCTTCCTGAGCGCCGCGCTGCCATTCCTGATACCGCGGATCAGCAACGGCTACTTCAAACTGAGAACGAGCCCTCTTGAGCAGATCGTCGTCGCGGGCCGTGTTCTCATTCAGCTCCGGTTACTTCTTCTTGCGGACGACCTGCATGTCGCCGTCCATAACGGGCTCGCCATCAACAAGGACAGCTTCGACGGTCTTGTTGCCTTCGACCTTGCCGGACGGGATCAGCGTGTAGCCGCCCTCTTCCGCCTTGGCGCGGCCGATCAGGTCGGCGGCAACCGCTTCACCTTCGGCTTTGATCTCGCTGGCAGGCGCAACCTGACTGGCAGTTTGCTCTCGATTACCTTCGGCTTGCTCGGCTTTGGCCGCAGAAACTCGGGTGTTAGGACGTGGCATGTTGATGACTTTCGTTATGCGAGAGAATCATTGAGCGAATTGAAATTGTTGGCAAGCGTCTTCAGCACGCGACCGCAGGACGATCGGCGTAGAAGTTATCGTTTGCTGGCTTACGCCGAGCGACATCGCGCCCGCTCACCACTGCGTAGCGCAGGCCGTCCAGCCTGTGATCGTTCTTCTTGATGACACGTCCTTTTTCATCGCGCGAATACATGCGGCGTTCCGACAACAGTCCTTCACACGTTTTAAAGATTTTCAGCAGCCCGTTCTGGAAAAGCTCAAGCACGGTCTGAATTCCGCTTTCGACCGAATTGTCCGCCGGATCGAGTCGCAGCCCATGACTTGCGTACTTCTCGATGAGCGCTGATCCATCCGCTTGACCGACAGCCTGGCCGGCGGGATCACACACCCCCGGTATCCAGATTCCGCGGGCGAGGATGTTGTTGGCATGACTCTGCGTACTCAGCTCGGATTGCGCGTAATCGGAATACGCGTACCAGACGCCAGTATCCGGGTTTTGAGCAAGCCAGACAGCTGCCGTGGGATTGGTCCAGCCAAAGTCCATGCCGAAGCAGCGTTTCCAGTGGTCCGGGATGTCGAACGGCTCGCAGATAATGCTCTCCTCCGTGACGGGATAGATCATGCCGCTGCCGAGCGACGGCACACCCTTCATCCGCGCTTCGAGCTCGTGAGGCCTTGAGGCAAATGCTTTGATGAGGCTGGCGCGCTCTTCCGGCGACAGGTACGGATTGTCCTCCCAGCCTGCCTGGACGAACACCTTACCGTCCCGCGGCTGACCGCTAAGCAGTCCCTCGGTGAAGTTGTGCAGCAGTTCGGTCAGGCCCATGAGCGGCGTCATGGTCATCAGCATCACGCCCTGCGGCTTGTTGCCGACAGCGGCTGTACGCATGAAGCATTCGTCGTAGACGTCCTGCGGCGGCTCCTCGTCGAGGTGGATGACGTGCTTGTGCGTGCCTTGGAACTTGGCGCTGCCCTGATCGTAGCTCTTGAAGCCGAGCTGACTGATGCCGCCACTCTTGTGCTTGATGAAGACGGTATCGACCGCATCGGCGATTCCGCCACGCATCGAGGGGCGGCCAACAATCAGCGATGGGTGGACGGTGCCAATGGTCCCCTTCTTGAGATTTCCGAGATATTCGTTCTGAAGAATGTCCCGCGTCGCCTCGCCGGTTACTGACGCCGCCCAGGCATCGACCGGGCCGTCGAAGCGCCTACCCTTCCACCAAGCCGGATAATTGCCGGTGAGGTGCATGGAGTTCTCGGCCGCGCCGCAGAAGGTCTTGCCGACGCGGTTGCCGGCCAGAAACAGGCGCTCACGACACGTGGCGCCGAGATCATGGAATTGTTGCTGCTTGACGTGCGGCTTGTAGAAGAGAAAGCGCCGCCGCTCTTCAGCGAGCCATTCAAAAGCGTTCTCCGCAACCCCGCGGGCATTGAAGTCTATTGATCGTTTTTCCTATTCCGAGTGTGCAATCTATCACGCAAGAACCCGAACGTCATCCGAACACGCATGAACACAAACCTGAAAAACGTCCTCGTGCTTTCGTTTCGAAAGGTTTCAAGTCGTCGCTTTTCCATACGACTGTAATGCATGTAGTTCTCGTCGAGACTTGGTCCCCTGAACGATTGATCGCTAGGGCTACACACGGCTCTCCAGAGTACCCAGCAGGCCAGTGCGGATACCAAGAAGGTCGTCAAAGACGACAAGCCGGTCCAAGCCGATAACTCTTGCAATAGCACATTCAGTTCGAGGACTGCCAAGAGCGCAGCCGCCGATCCCACCGCGATGAAAGTATATATCGGGAGCAAATGCACTGAACGATACATGATCTTTCCGACACTCACTTGCGCTGCCCTCCCCGCGCCACGGTGTATATTCCAATTGCTGAGATACAAATGATCATCGAAAGATCGGCAGCATCGAGTAAGTATTGAAGAGGTACTGCGAACCTTGTGTTCTTGAAGAAAATAATCTCCTCGCCAGGGTGGGTTAAATGAGCAAACCACTGGATTGCGCCAATACATCCGATCAGAAATCCGATCGTAAGCGCATGAGACAAAAGCTCATTGAACAGCTCCCACCAACGAACCCATGTATCTCTGACATTTTCGTTTTCGAATTGGCTCATGTATTACCCCCCACCACACGTCACGGTAGTAGGAAGTCGACTGAAATCAAGCGCTTTCCTTCAGCGCTTTGGCGACTGCCGCGATGACTGCATCTGGCACTTCGGACAGATCCGGCTTGGTCACGAGCGGATTGTCCTTGTCGCCCTTGAGCGTGGTCTCACTCTTCTCACCGTAAGTCTCTCGGTTCAGCTTACTGGCCTTCCAGCGAGCGTGATTGCCCATTTCCTTGAGCGTATCGACCAGCGGTTTGTTCGAGGCGCCGTCCAGCCCCATCTCGTAGACCGTCGCCAGCCGTTCCTCGTGTGAAATTAATTGCAACTCGACGCCCTGGCGCTGCGCCTCCTGCCGACGTGCCGAAAACCCTGAATCCGCGAGCCAGCGATAGCGCGTATCCCAGCAAACCATGCCGTCTACGGCGTTGATCTCGATTTCAGTCTTTCCCAGGCGTAAAAGCGCAAGATACAACTCCTGCAGCGCCGTGACTTTCTCAACGGAGATGGGAGGACGCCCTGTGCGGGCCGGCTTGGTCGAACTCATTACATATTATGTGCACAATCCGGTATTTTCTGGCAATCACATTGCGAATCGGGATTGCTATTATAGATTCACATCCGAACGATTCGCGCATCAGCCGCATCACGTGAGGCTTATTCACAGCCCCAAGCCGCGCAGTAAGCAATTCATTTACATCGTGCAAATTAGCACAATATTCACAAACCATTGAAATCACGAGATATTTCAAACTTCAGAATTACTAATGTTTGTCCTGTGAAAAACCGATAAATTCTGCGTCGCCGGGGCTTGTGGTCCGACAGGATTCAGGCGTAGATAATCGCCACATACCGCCCTTTGGATTCGTGATGCCCGGAGAGTTCGACCCAGCTATCAACGTTCTTGAACGCCGCCGCGAGGAAGCCCTCGTCGGCGTTGCGGAGCTTGAGCGCACCATCAATGCGCTGTGCAAGGAAGCTGGCTATCCCGCGCGCTACACCGAGACCAGCGGTGCCGGCGGCAACAAGGTCACCCAGATCGGCGATGACACGTTCTACGGAATGAAGCAGACGTCGGCGATGCGCATGTACTTGGAGATGCGCAAGGCTCAGAGCTTGGGTCCGGCGTCAGCCCGCGAGATCTACGAAGCAATCAAGTCCGGCGGTTATGTCTTCGAGGCCAAGGATGCCGAGACCGCCCTTGTCGGCATGCGCGCCCTGCTTCGCACTCAGCCACTCGTTTTCCATCGCCTGCCTCAGGGCACGTGGGGCCTTACCGCCTGGTATCCAGATGCCAAGAGGCCCAAGAGCGAGGAGCCAAAGAAAAAGGCGACGTCCAAGAAGGGCGTCGCCTCGAAGAGATCCAGACTGGCCCGAATTCGCGCAACGAAGGCGGCTAGTTCTGGTTCGGCGGCAGAGGGAACTCTGCCCGTTGACGAGGATGGGGAGACCTAGGACTCCGCCATCGACCTGGCCGGTCTCCAAAACCGGCTCCAGAGTGTAAGCGCCCCGGTTCACCCCGGGTGCGCCCAAGCGCTTTTTATCTAGGCTTTTTGGGGACTCGGGTCAACGCATCCCGGCGCCGGCAGACTGTCCGGCAGCGCATAGCGTTAATGTTATCCACCTCGCCGGTCGCGCATCCCGGGGGTGGTTGCCGGCCATCCGCAGCCAAGCGGATAACAGCGATTCAGTTGGCAAGCCCGCAGAGGAACCCGTGACCGAAGACAACCTAGAAAAACTTCCTGACTACACCACGCCGGAGGACTTCTTCTTCAAGACCCCTCCTTACGATCAGCTGGAAATCTCTGATGCCCAGGTGCACGACCTTTTTGTTGAGCCTCTAACACTTGATGGGTTCTGCCCCTACTGCAACCAGTCGCGAACCTTCAGTCGCTCCAAGGGGGAGCGCAGTAACAATTGGTATGTACACCACAAGGTCCACGGCTACCTCGGCGATATTGTCCTCCAATGCACTAGGTATGAAGAGCACACCCTCCGCTTCCACGTTCGGATGAGCGACGACACCATCTATAAATCGGGACAAGACCCGTCGTTTGCCGATATCGCAATCGACGAGAGCAAGGATTACTCGAAGCTCCTGACGAGGGCCGATGCCGCGGAGTTCCACCGCGCCATCGGTTTGGCCGCTCACAACGTCGGTATTGGCTCCTACGTCTACCTGCGCCGCATATTCGAGCGGCTCGTCTTCAAGCGGTTCGAGGACTTCAAGTTGGAAGCCGGCTGGAAGGACGAGGACTTCTATGGCGTCCGCATGGATGATCGCGTCCGCCTACTAAAAGATCACCTTCCCTCATTTCTGGTGAAGAACGCGCGCATCTACTCGATTCTCAGCCTTGGTATACATGAGCTGGACGAAAAGCAGTGTCTCCAATTCTTTCCGGTGCTCCGCCAGTCGCTCATTTTGATCCTGGAGCAGGACAAGAAGCTTAAGGAAGAACTGGAATTACAGAAACAGCTCGAGAAGAGTATCGCGGCATTCGAACCTCCCAAGAAACTTGCTCCCCCAGCAACGCCTCTATCGCTCGCCGATCTCGGCAATCATCTCGAAGCTAGGCAGGGTAAGAATGAGTCCTAGCCGCGGCGCTGGTTCTCTGCGTTCGCGTGACCGATCATTGCTCCCAGTAGGAACACGAGCGCCAGAATGGCGCATCCCACTGGCGAGAACATCACCTCTAAGATTTCAATCACTTCTCGTACTTTCTTTTCGTTACTGTTTCGCGACCCACTCGAACCCGAATTCCTGAGCGATGTGAGCAGAGATCAGCTCGATCGCTTCCACGGCCTCGGGCGAGTAGCCGATCGCCTCATTGCGTGCGGCCCTTAGAGCTTTGAGCAATCCGGTGATGATCCTGCCTTCCATCAGCTGTTCACTACCGCGCTGAAGTCAGTATGGGCGGCCAGCGCGCTCGCGATCACCTCATCATCGCCTTGGTTTTGACTGATGGCGAGGATCGCGCAGGCCAGCGCAACCTTCTCCGGATCTTCATTGGCCGGGCCACGTTGCATCACCTCCTGAGCGATCTGCACAGGCGTCTTGTCGATCTTCATTTTCCGTATCTTCCGTTGTTTCAATCCCAGCCCGGATCAGCTTTAGCTTCTCCTCGTAGGCTGCCTTTTCCATTTCCGTGTACGGTTTCAGGGATGAGGACCCGCGGGGATCTACCCCGAAGGCCCTTATCCACTTCTCCCGGTTCTCAGCGCTTATCTTCAGCGCCCCACCCTCTGCGAGCATCGGCGGTTACGCCTTGCCCTCCAGTTTCTTCTTTCGCTCACGAGCGTCGGCCTGTGTGTTGAAGACCTTGCTCAGCTTAGTGGGTTTTACCTTCTTGTGGCCGGCGCCGTGACTGTTCGGTACCAGGTAGTCATAGAACTGGATGCCACAGCGTTTGCGACTTGGCACACGCTTCATCACGATGTTTCGGTAGATCTTGTCATTCAGTTTGTAGTCACCGACAACCCAACTGTTACTCATTGCAGTAGCTTTCATTATTGTTTGTTTTGGTGATCCTCCTGTTCTCCTTTTGGGGGAACCTTCTTGAATGTCCGGAAGAAGCCCGCGTGCTCCGGATGCTTCTCGGTGAATTTCTCAGCCAAGAAACGGGTCAGTGCATTGGGGCACTTGAACGGCTTCCCGCCGTCGAACCGTTCATCCCAGCGCATACGCTCAATTATTGCCTTCGCTCCAAAGTTGGTCCGACCACGGCGGATCGCGTCGAGGGCATACTTGGCGAAGAGCGGGTAATACTCGGGATGAGCTGCCATGTAACGACGCGCCCACACGTCAAGCGGCTCTTTCTCTTTGCGAGAGCCGACGTTCCGGTGGACTCGCACTTGGATGTCAGAGGGCGCCTTATCCATCAGCTCCACGAGCGGAAGGCCGGGCACAAACTGCTTTCCGAGCATTTCGCGCTTGATGGGATCCGGCAGGCTCATCGGACGCTGATCCACAGCCAGGCACTGCCTATCATCGGCATCGTGATTGGCCAGATGACCGATAACGATATCGCTTCAGACGCTTTCAGCAATCTTGAGCCGTCAGCTTTCTCGAAAGTGGCCCAGAAGCCAAAACACAGGTTGAAAATCACAAAGTAGACAAAGGCGAGGAGCCAGGCTCTCATGAGCTGAGCCCTTCACCTTCGAGCACGTCGATGAAAATTACCGCCGATGCGTCACCGCCATAGGCGAGTTCAGCTTCTTCCTTGGTGTGATGGAGGTGGGTGACGAAACTCGCAAAAGGTGTCGCGTCTTTACTTGAGAACGCTAGCCACCCTGTAATGCGCTTGGGCTCTACCCATTCGGCGACGAGGTCGAGTGGATCTTCTAAGTCAGCACGCTTCGAAATTCTTCCGTTCGCCCATGGGTAATGGGCTTCGCCCAGATCTTCTCCAAGAATAACGATGGCAGTTTCACCATCATCTTTCTTGAACGGCGTCTCGCCAATAAAGGCTACGAAAGCCTTCCGACCATCTTGCGTCCGGTAGTACTTCCCGGCTTCTAACTTGAGTGTTTGTGGTCCCACGTCATGCTGCCCTGCCCTTAAGCGGCGTTGGCCAGCAGGATGCCGAAGAATCCCCAGCCGTAATAGATGCCAACGGCCATTACCGCGGCGAAGTGTTGAAGGTCTTTTTTCATTGTCGTTTCTCCTGTTGTGAGTGAATCGTCTCACGACCAAAAGAATCTCGTCAACAGAAATCGCCAAGAAAATGAGCAACACAAATTTCTTGAAGTATACAATTATCTGACTCAGAGTGCTTCTCACAACAGGAGCAAACACTATGAGCAGGAGCAAACGAGACTACGAGGCGCACGTCGAAAAGATGGATGGTCTCGATCAGTTCATTGATGAACAGCGCGGCAGCATCACTGACGGAGACCTACAGCGCATGTTCGAGGAGCAACAGGCGGAAGCCGGGAGCAATGGCTAACCGTCAGCTCCTACACCGGTCTCACCTAGAAACCTTCAAGAGCTGGGTAATCGCACAAGGCTATAACGTCGAGGCGTGCAAAGGTGATGGCTATGAGGTTTTGCGCTTTCGCGTTCCGGCCATCAAAGAACCAATCATCATCTACGACCGCAACGAGGGCGACCACTTCACAACCTTCGGCAAGGGTGACGGCATTGTCAGACGTTTCATCCGGGGCAAGAAGCAACTGGAAAAGTCCGTACTCAACCCCGCTAGTGACGAGTTTGACCCGGTAGCAACCGGCAAACACCTCACAGAGCGCATCAACAGTTTCACCAACCCTGCTGGCCTCATCTGCTATTGGGCCGCGGGAATGAACAAGCTTCGCCTGGCAGCAATGCCAGAGAAGTGGCGGCACGAATTGACGCGCCGCTATGAAGACCGGTTGGAGACCATAAATGCCAATGGCCCCGACTATTTCTGATAACCAATGAATGAAACGAAAATGGACTTAAACTCTATCTTCCCGAGCAAATACATCAAATCATCCGACCTCCAAGGGCGTGAAGTAACGCTGACCATTGCGCGTATCGCCATCGAGAAGCTCGACGACGGGCAGAAGCCGGTCATCTACTTCGGCGGCAAGGAGAAGGGCCTCATCTGCAACAAGACCAATGCCAATCGCATCGCGCACTACTACGGCACGAACACGGACGGCTGGATCGGCAAGCAAATTGTTCTCGGCGTTGAGCTGGTGGATATGCAGGGCCAAACCAAGGAAGGGCTGCGCATCAAAGGCATCCCTGCCCCGGCGCCCCTCACGCAGACGCAGCCGGCACCGGCCGCAGCTGCGCCTGCGGCAAACGCCGATCGTCCGTTCAATGACGACATCCCCTTCTAATGCCGAAGGGAGTTAGCCAGCGCGACGAGGACGCCAAGGCATTAGCCGAGGCGTACCAGGTCGCAGAGGAGAAAGGTAAGGCCTTCGTGAAAGCCATGGAGGCCGCCTTTCCTGTCTACATTGCTATGCAGGAGGCAAGGAAACAGCGCGACGAGATGCGCACGACCTACCGGGCCAAATACCTCGGCCCGAAACCAGAAACAACGAAAGAGCCCTAAGTGGCAAAGATCAAAACCAATTTCTCTCTGTCTGCCGAGGCACGGCGGGAGCTTAAACGCATTCACGGCAGATGGGGCAGCAAGTACGAGGTCACCACTCTGGAACAGCTGATATTCTACGTGGGCGGCATCGTCCGTGAGTCCGTGGACCGCACCATCAAGGACACTGCTCTGCGGCGTGAGGCCGAGGTTAAGATTGAGATGCTAAAGCATAGCAACGGCTAGGATCTAGAACTCTTCAAGGTGACCGTGCTGCGGCATGTCGTTTTTGTAGGGTGAGTACTTTAGGAAGAAGTCTCTCCAAAAGATGACCATATTCTCGATAAGGATCGGTGCTTCAATCCAGAACTTTTTGCCGTCCCACTTTGTTTCGATTTCTATTTGCAAAGATGGGACGCCATACCCGCCAACACCGAAACCGCCCTCCCCATAACCGCCTGATCTTAAGGTCGATTGTGACACCTGACGGATGAAGTGCTTCGAGCCATTGGCAATACGCTGCATGTCGGCGAAAAACGTCGGCTGCGCATCCAGCCATGCCTTGAAGCCCACTTCGTCTCTAATCCCTAACTCACGCCACGTAGCGTAGTCATTCTTCAGCCAATCACCCCACACCCACTCTGCGAGGTGGTATGCCGTGAGCGCGGCGTTTATCGCTAGACGCGCAGAGTCACGCTTGCTGGCAAGCTCATCGTAGTCTTGGTAGAGCTTTTCAAGGAAATCGCGAGAGTTCTTAATGTCGAACATTGAGGACGCACCCCTGCCCTTGTGGATCCCGCTATTTATGGATCAGAACAAGCCGTAGTCCAGTGCGAAGGCTCCGGCCCAAGCGGCGTCCGCCTCATCTTCTTTCAGGTCGACGCCCCACCTTGCCCTCGCTGCGGCCTGCATCTCAGGCTTCTTGGCGTTGCCCTTGCCCGTGGCGTGGATCTTCAGCTTAGAGAGATGGATCTTCGACCATGGCAGCCCCGCCAGCTCGCAGGCGAGAACGGCAGCTCCAAGCATTGGGAAGAGAGCTTTGACGCTGGAGAACTGTCCGGAGAAAGGCTCTTCGATACAGACGCCGAGGCAGTCCGGTCCGGCGTGGCGTTTGATGACGTTGTTGACCCCGACCGTGCGACTTCCGATGTCGGCTTCAAACCGAAGTGTCTGGGCATCCAATCCTCCATCTACGTACACCTTGCTGACGCCGAGCGTAGTACCGAGGTCCAGACCGAGCACGTACTTTCGGCTCAATCATTGATGCTTCGTTGATTTACCCACGACAATCAGAGGGAGCTTGCGCTTGGCCTTCCGGATGAATGCTTCCACTTCACTCTTGAGACTGGCCGGTACCCGTACAGGCTTTGTTGGCTCACCGTAGCGGCCGCTACCCTTCAGCCGACCGCGGCGGCCGACACGCATCGAGGGCTGGAGTGTTTGCATGTGGGAAACGTGAGCCGATTGCATTCACTCGTCAAGGTGGTAGCCTCCTTCAAAAGCAAGGGGGGACTGGATGCTTAGGATAGCCACGCTCATTGCCGCGTTTTCGTTTTCTGCCACATGGGCCAATGCCGAGACCATTGACGTCAAGTATTACGGCTCGCTGGATCTCAAGACCTTCGACTGCACCACAATAACCAGGAGCAGCTTCGTGAACCGAGCCTGCTACGATAAGGCCAAACGGTTCATGGTCGTCCAACTCAAGGAGACCTACTATCCCTATTGCGAGATGCCTGCCGCGACCTACGACGCCTTCTTGAAGGCCGAGTCGATGGGCAGGTACTTCAATGCCAACATCAAGGGATCGGGCAAGGACGGGCCTTTTGACTGCCGAACGCACGCCAAGCCGACTTACTGAAGGACTTGGCCTAGTAACGCCAAACCACAAACAGGAAGACGACCAGGAAGCATGCGGCTCCAATGCCCAACGCCCCTTCGGCGCTGACATCGACTCCCCAGATATTGATGCGGAATTTGGGCGGCTGACTCATGATGTGGCTCTCCATTTAAACTTGGGAGAGCTGAATCAGCTGCGCTCAGCAAAGAATCATGATCACGAAAATTCTTAATGGTGCAAGTGGCGTGAGAAGCCGTTCCCCCACCTTTGGGGCAGAAAGTTGCGCCCTCAAACAACGCTCTCTGTCACCCCCCCTATAAGCCTCATGCGACACGAAGTTTTTCGCGGCCTTCTTTTCGGGTAACTACCCAAGTCGCTCTACGATTTCTGTGGAGAACTTCAGGGCACATCCCCCGGCTTACCGCCGCCGATGCTGTAGGGCTTGTTGAGGAAGTAGGAGCGGTTGGCGAACGCCTTCTCGGCGTATTGGTCGATGGCAACCGTGATCGCCTGGACATGCTGGTAGCACCAGCCTTCCCGCGTCGCTAAGTGGCGAACCTCGGCCAATGCCTTGATGAACGGCGGTGGATTGGGATCATCCTGGAAGTGCTTCACCACTTCCTCCCACCCAGCACCCGGCCCTTCGGCCGCGGGATCTCGGCCTTCATTCGGTCCCGGTCGGCACAAAGCTGGTCAATCTTCTCAAGCATACGGTGTAGCAACGCCTCAGCTGACGTGGTGGGTATCCCGGCCTTCTGGAGCTGCAGGATCTCCCTGCGTTGCCGTCCGACCTGGATGCGCATGCGCTCGATCTCGGTCCTGATGAAGTCGAGGTCCGGCATATTTCGCCCTGAAAATCACGATGGACGGCAATAGAACATAACAGGAACAAAAAGCAAGCCGCTACGGATAGCGGCCTGCCTGTCTATTGTTGCTAGATTTTCCCCTAGGTGCGCCGCGTCACAACCACGATGTGCGGCCGGCGCGAGAAAATACGTGAGAACAAAGCGGAGAAGAGAGCGCAAAACGCAACAAACCCGACAAGAGCCATCACGCCATAAGCAATCCACTGCTCGCCTTTTTCTTTGAGGGATTTCCCCAAGTCGGCAGCCTTCTTCTTGAGCCCCCACGGGTCTTTGAAGAATTTTGCCGTCTCCACGAAGGGACGCTTGATGGCTTTCCAGGATTCATCACCTAGGTGGACCACTCCCTTTCCTACGTCTTTGGCGAGGGTTTTAGGGCCGTCCAACGGCTTCTCAATGATCTTGTCGACTTGTTTTTCGACCACCTTTGGGGGAACGACTGGCGGCACGAACGCGGGGGCGACTGCCCTCGCAGCACCCCTCGCAGCTCGCTCGATGTCGCCCATCGCAAACGAGCTGGTAGAAATCAAAACACTCAAACAGAACACCGTTGCACGAAGAAGAACGCCGTGAAGGTTGCTCATGGTAGCTCGGATTTAAACCGTCCTCTGGTTGGTTGACGCGGCGCGGATGTAAACCTCTCCGGTAACCGCCGCAATCACCCCCTCACTCTCAATCATGAACGGCAGATAAATGCTCGGTTACAACCACTGGATGACATTCGATAATCTCAGTGAACATCAACTTTTTGAGAGGAATTCCAAGAGACGTGCCCTCTCAAGTACACCGCTACCTATAGCTAGTCGCACATCCGCAATGAAGGCGGCCAGCGAAGGTAGCTTCTGGCACCCTCTCACCGACCATTTTGCAGCCTTACGGATGGCGAACAGCGGAAACTCCTCCAGCTCCTCGCACCACACCAGTACCTGAGCTTTCAGCTTCCCCTCGTCGCCTGTGTAGACGTTGAAGGCGGCAAACAGCTTGGCGACCTCGATCTCCAATTCGGGGCCGCGGTCCCGTGCCGGCCGCAGGATCTCAGAAAGGGATTTCACCTGGTGCGAGAGCAGGTCTCTCTCCTCCGCCGTCAGGCTGGGCAGAGCCGGAGGATGCCCTCCCACTGAAGCCACTACCAGGTTGTGATGCTCCGTAGCGGTTAGCCAGACTTGAACGGCAGGCGGCAGCGAGGTTGTTGTTAGCGCCACGGCCAATCGCTCCGCCTCCGCGGCCGTTCTCGCGATCACACCAGTTCTGCCAGGTTGTAAGCCAGTCTCGCTTGCGACCACCGCCCTTTGCGTCTGGACTTCGCCAGTAACGACAGAACTGCTTCCAGACATCTCCGGCTCGGACTGCGGACCATCCGATGCTTGCTGCATAGTCGCCGAATCCGGCAGGCGGTTCGCCTCCGCTGTTTTGCAGAAACTGGTCAAGGCTGATTGCAGGCGCTGGTCCACGCTTGGGAGCTTTCGTTGATTGGGGAGACACAGAGGGGTCTCTTAATTGGGTTGTTAGAGATGGGTACTTAGGGTCGTCCTGCGCGACTGGGGGTGGTCTATCAGAACGACCAGGGTGGTTGCCCTGCGCAACCAGCGGCATTGTGGGGACATAGCGGTTGCTGGTTTGGTCGCCATCCTCGTCGACACGGCCTTCTATTCGCAGCAGTCCAGCGTCAGCTGCCAGCTTCACGTGCTTGATAACCGTGCTGCGGTTCAACCCGCTTTCTTTGGCGATCGATAAGTAGGAGGGGTAAGCCCCAGATCCATCAGCGGCCATACGCACACCGATAGTGTAGCAGACGAGCTTTGTGGTCGGCTCTATCGCCGCGTCACGTATCGCTTGCTGCCAGGAAAAGAACGCATTCAAGAACCCAAGCTTTCATTACTTTTGCCTCCCAAGCGTCTCTAGGCACCCGCGCAGGGCTTGGGACACTGCGCGGGGTTGACTGAAGCTTGAATCAGGAAGTCGTATACAGCAAGCGGTCTGATTATCTATTTCGCTGCGACCGATATGCGGCCGTTAGTGCGGCGCTGATCTTCTGGCCCGTGAAGAAAGCGCGGTCGATGATCTGGCTGTGCTCTTCATCCTTGAATTTCGTCCTTATGCCGGTTGCGGTCACGAAGTGCAACCAGAATACGTCGAGGCCTCGTCCTCGCTGGTATTCGATCATGTACCGGTCGGTCTTCTCCTGGCATGTTGGCCGGCGCTTGATCTCACCATCGGTTAGAGGGTAGCAGGCGACGAAGGCGTCTGTGAAAGTATCAAGCTCCTTCACACTCATGCGAGAAACGTCAACCAGCGTCTCGTTGAATATCTTCTCGTCGAAGACAGGGACCAGCAGAGGTGGCAACTTCTGTTGCGCTTCGACAGTCCCGATCAAAAGAATCCCGATTGAAAGCGCTCCAAGCCAACTCGACACGAACTTCCCACCAAACATTTCAAGCCGTCTCCACATCTTCCTGCAATTACCTCTTCTTCAACACTTCGACTTCCCATGCGTGATTGGTGTGAAGGAAAGGCTCATCACAATCAACCATCCGCGCGTGAACCCGGAAGCGCGTTCCCTCCTCGTGCGCCTCCCTCAACTTCTTCGGGAACCGAACTCGCATCACCTTAGGGAACGTGCTGTCAGGGACATTCCGCACGTGAATGCCGGCATGAACTCCGTTGCCCTTCTCGAAATACGTCTCGACAACGATGATCTCGTAACCTGGTCTCGGTTTCAGCATCCTCATCCTCGTGCGGCTTGCGGTATACGATTTATCGCTACAAGATTCACGCACAAGAAGAAATCTCAAAACTTTTCCCGTCAGTGCGATTCCACCCACGGAGCAGCGACTATTAGGCACGCTGGCGCGGAGAGTGGGCTCGAAAATCCGCGTTGAGAGCTTTTGACTCGCAAGGTGCTGACGAACTGCCCTCCCCGAGGGCCTTCCCTTCAACTCTGAAAAACGGAGTCGCCGATGGCGCTCGACGACGTAAGGCCCTGCCCGTGCGGCAGCGGTCTCTCTTCACGCTGGGCAAATGATGCCCGTGGAATCCCTCTCTGCCGGACTTGTCCGAAATGCGAGGAGGAGAAGCTGGCACGGTATCGGCCCGAGGTTCTCACCGATTCCAACTATGCGGCCGATGAGGACATCGACCCATGTTGAGGAATTGGTACCGCTGCACGGGAGATCATCTCATGCAGTGGACGACCGAGACACCTCACCCGGTGAACTCGCCCTGCCCGACTTGCGGGCTCTTGTTTTACCCATGGGCGGGCGAGGACATGACGACAGCCAAATTCAAATCGGACAACGGCATCGTCGATTCCCCGCAGCTCGATCTCTTCAAGTGACCTGCAATGCCCCGATGTGCGCCGTGTGCTTTTCACGCGGCTTTCTAAACTCGCCTCAGAAAGGGAGGGAGAATGCTTAGATCCATCAGCTTCAAAGTCGCATGGGACGGAAACGAGCAGTTTTCGCACTTCATCAACGCCGGCGGGGAAATCTCCGTGGTGGATATTGAAACCGACATCGCCAAGGTTTGCGTGATGGCGAACGCGGTCAATGAGGTGACGGACGAACAGCGGGAGGCGGTGCTGAAGGTCGCTTACTTCGCCACCCGCAACAATCCTTTGGTGTGCATCACGTTTGGTCAAGGGCTTTCCCCATTCCACGGACACACACCTCCAGACCTTATCGCCATTGGGGCTCGCATCGACTGCGAATCCCCGAACGACTTGGGGGCCGTCTAAGCGGTACGGGAGCGAAACCCACCCCCAAACCTCAGCCTCCCCGACTTGGCCTCCCCTTCGGGGGAGGTTCTTTTTGTTCTGATTTGCGGGTCAATCCGGAACGCTGAATTTTTCTTCTGCCTCAGTTGCGACCCAATTCGCGCAGGATCATTCCCGAGGAGGTCGCCATGAAATACAGCATCTCACTCGCACATGAAGGCTCAGGCATTGCCGACATCACAATACGGCGTGGTGGAACGGTGGATCGAAACAGGCCCACGATGACACCCTTCACTATTGAGATTGAAGCGCCTGGCTTGGAGGTGGACTACCAACAATTGCTCGCGCTCCACAAGCTCATCAAGGGCTACAAAGAATACACCCTGTCAGAAGGCGCGGGACGGGTTTTAAGCGGTCCCCTGATGGCGCTGAAGGTCCTAGAGCAGTCCTTTCAGGAAAGTGGTTGGTTGGCGTCCTTACTGGACAAGAGCGCGCAGAGGTTCAGTTAGATGTTCTACGCTTACGTCGATAAAGCACCCATCACCCGCAGTGTGGTCGTAAAGGGAGAGACTTGGGCGGAGTTCAGGGAAGCCCTTACAGCCGAACTCGCCAGACCAGACCGGGTGAAGTTTCATACGGTGATGAGGGACAAGCAGGCGCTTGAGATTTCGGGGAACACCATCGAGGAGCTTCCAGTCGAGGAGCCGTGATGTATTACGCCCACATCTGGACGAAGCGAGCGCGGTACGTGATTGTTAAGGGGCGGACGTGGACGGCTTTACGGAAAGGCGTTGAAGCCGAGATGAAGAAGAAGCGCGCACTGTATTGGTGCAGCGTGCTTCAAATGAAGCGGGGCGAGCAAATCCTGTACGACATTGGCGAGAGCCGGACGATGAAGAAGTTTCCGTTGAAGGAGCCGCCTACACCTTGAACGCATCAAGCGGCCTGAGTGTTTCCTCCATCTCCGCTTTCAGCCACGCAGGTTGACCACCCCTCCCCGCCCAGGTCAGCGAGGGGTTTCGCAACGAGCGATACTTCGCCACCGCCTTCACGGGTTTGGCTTTGAGAGGTCTATCAGTCAGTGAACCGAGTTCGGCGCGGAGTTCAGCCCGGCGCTTCTCCTTTGCCGTGTTGTGCAAGGCCGTAAACTCATCGAGCAGAAGGTCTTGGCTGACTAAATCGAGAGCAGAAAAAATCTCGGTCCATTCCGCATTTATAGAGCTTTGCAGTTTTGCCATGGGGTTCGCTCCATCCAGAAATTTCTGGACAGGCTTACGGGCTTTGCGTCAGGTTTGCACCGTGTACTGCAGTGCATAACGGGGCGCTCTTCTTTCGTTGCAGTTGGTCGAGCCCCCGTCTTTCTTACGAATTCCTTTGAAGTATACATTCACCTGACTCATGATGATGGGGCAACGAAAGAACCCCATATGAGAACTATTGGTTACGACTACGCGGAATTGGCCCGCATCGCCCCACAGATCAACGACCGCATTCTGCGCTTCGACGTTTACCGCAAGCGGCGCCGTATGGATGGCACACGCTACGATGAATGCATCATCAGCTTCGACGAGATCGAAAACGCCCTCGCCTTTGTCGGTAACACCGACATTTGGTACGGCCAGGACCTGTGCGTGCGGGAAGTTGACGTCCTCTCCGACGACGCGGTGTGCGTCCTCGCAGCCGAATGGCACGAGGAAGTCCTCGGCGGCCGGTACTTGAACTAAGGGAAAGCGAGGTGCTTGAACCTTTACAACGACAATGATCCAGCTGTTTGCGCTTGGGTCATGGGTCTCGTCGAGGCTGGAAAGATTCCGCCTGGCGACGTCTTATGCAAATCAATAACTGAAATTTCTCCCGATGATTGCCGACGTTACACTCAATGTCACTTCTTCTGCGGAATCGCAGGATGGTCAGTTGCCCTTGCCCTTGCCGAATGGCCCGACGACAAGCCTGTCTGGACCGGCAGCTGCCCTTGCCAGCCATTTAGTTCGGCCGGATCTGGCAAAGGTGCAGAAGATGAGCGCCATTTGTGGCCCGCTTTCCATTCCCTCATCAGCCAGTGCAAGCCTTCAACGGTCTTTGGAGAGCAGGTTGCGAGCCCTAACGGACGGCTATGGCTCACCGCTGTACGGTCTGACTTGGAAGCAGTGGGATATGCCGTTGGGGCTGTCGATCTGTGCGCTGCGGGCGTCGGTGCGCCGCACATCAGGCAGCGATTGTACTGGGTGGCCAACGCCAATGACGAACGACAGCCCGTACAGCTACGGACCGGGCCGGAGGAAGATTCTGAAACTCGGAGGTGTAGCCCAGTTGGCCGGATGGCCGACGCCGCAGGTGTCGGACACGAAACAGGCCTACGGGTCCCAAGAGAATGCGTTCCGCAGATGGGAGAGGAACCCCTTTCCGAGCTTAGCTGTCTACGCCAAAGCCCTTGGCACGATCCCGAATGGATCTACTGCCGCGACGGAAAGTACCGGCCAGTTGAACCCGGAATTAGCCCGTTGGCTGATGGGGTACCCGGCCGGCTGGTCCAGCTATGCGGTTATGGGAACGCGATCAATACGTACCAAGCGGCGACCTTCATAGCAGCTGCCGCAAACGACAATTATGCTATTTCCTGAAAAACGCGAAAATGCTGATCGCTGTTGCAGCCACGGAAAGTGCAAGCGTCACGCGGGTTTGCCAGAACTCCCACTGTGCCTTCTTCTCCGCGCGGATCTCTGCTCTCAGGGTCTTAACGCCGTCACTTGTGAGAAGCCTGAAGCCGAACATCTTGGATTCGAACCATGACTTTTCGTCTTCGTAAGGTGGAAGCGGGACAATCAGATTGCGCGCCAACGTCACCAAGTGTTGGGTTGTTAGTTGGTTTATCTCCTCGTCCCATTCATCAAGGTCGAACTGCTCGCGGGATCGCAAGTCGTCCCTAGCGTCCCTACTACCCTTTGCCTTAAGCAATTTCTCCCATTCTTTCCTGAAATGCGTGACGGTCGCTGCTCGCTTACGCTGCAGCCTTTGAAGCTTGAACCGGTAAATGGCTTCGTCAAACATCAATTCAGCGGCCACACTTTGTAACGAGTTGGGAACAGATTGAACTCTGCCAACACCTTCGAATAGGCGTCGGCAAACCCACCCTTTCGGCTCCCGTACCTATGAGACACAGTATACAGATAGATATCAGCGAGCTGGATCATCCGCGAGTGGTGCGATCTGGCGAAATGGACCGAGTCCACGATGCTGCTGATTTTTATGCCCCAATCCCATGGGGTGCCCTTGACCCTATAGCGGGCGAAGTCAGCGATCATGTTTTTGAATTCTTGATTGTCCAGGTCGCCAATGAGGATGGTGTGTTCGTTGGTCCCCATCGCAAGCTCGACCCGCTCACAGAAGTGCGCAAAGGCTATCTCGGCAATCTTCCGCTTGGCCTTCAATTTCTCGTAGTCGATCGCCACATATACTCGCCTTACCGGCGCATCGGCTAAGATCTGCGTCAGTCGTTTCAGAACGTCGAGCCTCGCCGGGAAGTCCATTCCTGAGAACGGCCCCTTCTTGAAATGGATCAACCGTGCATGGAAGCAGCTTTCCGGTGTGAGATCTGCGCTCCCGAAAAGCTCGGTAGCGAGATCGTTGAGATGGCCTTCAACCTCCATGATCTTGTCCATGGGCACACAGATGCCACCCACGAAATAGTAGTTCTGGCCCTGCGTTGGCTGGGCCTTCACCTCATCGAAATAGGTAACGAACAT